CCAACTTTAATTTGAATACCATCTAATGACTTGTACGTGTACATTTAATTTTAGATACAATTTTTCTTTTATATGATTAAAAATGATCTATCTGTAGTTTGTTCTATTTTGGTAAAGCTGATGTCTTTAATTTTTAAAATCATATTCATTACATTCGAAGAAGAAATCGTCATGCATGGTTCAATAAATATCTTTTTATTGTTCTCGACGATTAATGGACCAGGATTACCGACAGTAGATAACAAAAAATTGTACATTATAAAATATCTTAAAATATTTGCTTTATTTAACTTAATTTCGATGCTTAGAAAATACCTAAGTTATATTTATAAAGTGATATTCTGTATGAAGATGGATTACAATAGATTACTAAAAATTATAGAAGAGGGTGATATCAGAGGTCTTCGTGAGAGTGAAAAGGAATTAGCTATGTACATAGATTATGAGATGCGAACCGAATCTAGTCCAGATTACGGAGAAGACATGTATCTAATATACCACTTAACAAAATATCCAGAGTGTGTGATAGGTCTTCGTATGTTTGAAATTTTTAGATGGGTGTGTAGAAACGAATCACATTACCATTGGTACGAAGTCATGCGAAAAATGGCATATCCAGCACTATGTGGTGCTTTAAAAAGTAAAAACATAAAAATACTCGATCATTTAATTTGTCATTTAGATGAATCAGAAGTTTATAAGAACCTACCGGAAGACGAAAATGATCCGATTAATAAATGGTATGACGAAAAGTTTATTACCTAAGTGGTATATGAATTTCACAAAAAATAACTTCTAAAATGAATATCTCCAAAGCTATTCAACGCGGTGACCTTGAGGCTCTTAGAGCCAACGAACACGAAATTGTACAAGATGTGAATGACATGTTAGAACAATCTAGCATCGTATGGGAAAATTACATTACCTATTGGGTGGCGTCACACCACGATCACGAAGTTGCCGTCGATATGTTCAAGGTATTTTTGAACACCTGCAAAACTGCTTTCAAACAAGACAAGTATGAAGAAGTGGTTAGTCTTTACGCACACCCAACTATGATTGGCGCTATGGCCACGAAAAACTTAGAAATTTTAGACTTGCTCAAAGGTTACATCAAAGAAGATGATTTAGAGGAAGAGATGATAACGCAACACGGAGAAACTTTTCTTAGTTTATAATAAGTATGGCGAAGCTTGCGGATCTTGTCCATATTGCCAACAATGCCAAGACCAACGCTCAGAAGAACGCAGTCGGCGAACAGGTAAAGAAATTATTGCGCGGGAAGAAGGCCTGTGACCCGAGTGAACTTTTTTCAAACGTAGATCTTCGTATAGAAAAGGGCAAGAACCTCAGAAAGATTGGTGAGGGAGTCTATGGCGCCGTGTTTTATGGATGCCTCGAAGATAAATGTAAGACAAAAATTGCTATGAAAGTTACTGTTGAACCCACTGCTAAGATGGAATTTCGTATTGCGGAAAAGTTGAAGGGTATGGGTGTACCGCGTGTGTATCACTTTAAGAACTGTGGTCCCAATGATGTTCTTTATTTTGAATATGTTAAAGGTGAAACTCTTCAACAGTGGATGAAGAAGCCGCAAACAGACGAAGCTTATCGCTCTCTAATTTCACAACTTGTCAGGAACTTGAAGAGAATTCATGAAAAGTATCCAAAGTTTAGACATCATGATCTTCACTGGAACAATATCATTGTGACGGAAGGTAACAAACCAACTATCATTGATTTTGGTCTTTCGACGATTGAAGGTATTAGAAACCCGAATGTCACCAGCGGTGATTACAAAAATAATGGTATTTACACAAGATCACATTACATGTATGATGCGCATTACATTCTCAACATCATTCGTCGCGCTACAAATAAACGTCAAGTAAAAAAATTTGTAAGAGATTTATTTCCAAATAAATATCTTGTGAAAAAATCGAATGTGGTTAATTTGGGACGTCTCCGTGTTGTGGAACACACGGGTCTCCCTACATATAACGATATCTTGAAGCACTCATTCCTTCAACCAAAGAAAAAAGTTGATAATGTTATTCGAAAAATTTTACCAAAGAAGCCTGCGATCCCTATTAAAAAGACTGTGGTGTCGCAAGCACCTAAAAAATTGGGTACCGGTAGTGCTATTAGCCGTGCCAAAGCTATCCTCGAAAAAGAGGCTGCTAAAAAGAAAGCCCCACCAAAGAGACCTCAAATAAAAAAAATGTAAATATATAGTATAAAAATGTGGCAAATTATTCTTTTGTTGATTATCGATATCATGATATTACTCAAGACCGGTTCCGGCAACAAATCTAAAAAGGTTGCGAAGACCGGCAAAGAGTGGACTGTTTATGGGACCATGGGTTGTGGATGGACTCGTAAACAGATAGATTACATGAAAGAAAAGAAAATTCCTCATGTTTTCATGGACTGTTCTAAGGGTGAATGTGAAAAGGACGTCAAGGCATACCCGACACTAGTTTCTCCAGATGGAGAAAAGAATGTTGGTTACAAGGAAGTCTAACATCCACACTGACGGATAACAGAGATAGAAAGAGACAAGATGAACGCATCGAGCATGGAGTTAATCGGCTTCAAAACCGTAACGTGCTTGACAAGCGAGCGGTTCCACAAGTATCGAAGGACAAAAGTGGAAATCAAGATCGACAGAACAAACAAAAGAATTTCTGTCAACATGTCGGAAGTGTTTCTAGACTTGACAACGTCTCTGAGCATTTTTAGTATATAGAAATATTTTTTCTCGGGATACTATAAGAATGCCTTTACCCCTGAGTGGCTCTGAAAGAAAATTTACTAACATGCGCTGGGGTACGTCTACTGGTATTAACAATAATAACTGTTATGCTTATGCGGTAGGGGATTATGAAGCTTATAGATGGCAAAAGTCAATCCCTGGTGACCGCTCTGGTCTTTCCAACCGAGGGCATAGTTATACACATTGCAAAGGTCTACCAAAACGAGTTATATCTGATAATCCCAAAAAGGTATATTTGGCCAAGGCAAATGAGAAATGTAAAAAGGGTTACTATAAAGTAATGATGTTTGTCTCGCCTGGTAGACCAACAAATTACATAAGACAAGGAGACTTTCACTTTTATGTTCAACACGGGGTTGTTGAGTATAGGATAAAACCCAGAGATACTATAAAATTGGTTGCAAAGTTTTTCAAGGTTCCCGAGTCTAGAGTTAAAAATGCGGGAAAATTTCAAGTCGGAAAGCGAATAATATTCAAGGCTAATATTTTCAGTCACAAGCGGGGCTGGGCCACCGGTCCACTTCTCACTGATGCGAAAGGTAAGGTTATACACGATCCACGTAAGGCGTCTAGAAACTATCCGGGCTTGAACTACGAAAAATACTGTAGTTCATTCTGTGTTAAGGATAGAGGGATCAAAGTCGGAAAGACTCATCCGAAGGTCGGATAGTATACTATTTAAGTCTTCTGTATCATTTACGTTAAAGTTAATATCAAACATATCTATTATGTTGAAAATATCATCTTCGTTTGTCATTGACAATGTATTCGACGTCGCTTCATAATTATTTTGTATAGTTACAATTATATTAAAATTAGAGGCGTCAAAAATCTTTCTACATAATGGACATGTATTATGACCCTTGCTTTTCCATTCATCTAGGCATGATGAATGGAAAACATGACCACACCTTATCGGTGGATTGTTCCTAGTCTGTCTCACTTCATTGAGACATATGGAACATGTTGACATTATAGATTATATAACTAATCTTTTTTTGGGAATTTTGCGTGTTTAGTAAATGTTTCTTGTATCGATAAGAGGCTTGTCGCACACGTTGCACGGAGCTCCTCGATCTTGTGTAGATTGTAACTGTTCAATAAGTTCCGGGCCAGTCTTTTGAAGAAGTTGGCGGTAAGAGTAGTTATCTTCCAACTTGATTCCCTGATTGTACATAATGTAGTTGTTTAAAAGCTGAGAGGACGAGCTGAGAGTGAAGCAGCGACCGTCGGCCATACCAAGTCTCTGAGACATTTTGTTTAATATTAGATCAGAAATTAATTTTTCTATTAGTGATTGTTTTTGTCCAAGAATTATATCCAAGACCCTTTACATATTCAACAAAGTCATCTGACTTATACCCAAGGAAAACATTGAACACATCCGTTTCTGTAGTTGGTGAGACACGAATGGCCAAATCTTCGTTGATGTGTTGATTTATGATGTTATATGCAAAAGCAATCTCTTTTAAAGTTTCGGCTCCTGTGATAATAATTTTACCTGTGCTGAAAATACTTGTTGTGATCTCTTTCATATCATCTGCAGGTTTAAATTTGATTTTGACAGCCGAATATCTGTCCGGTTCAAAAGAAACCTTGAAAACATCACCTGCAGATTCAAAGTGTGAAGTCACGCGCATAAGGTTGAGATTGTAGTTCAAACTAAAGTTTGAGTTTATCATAACAACCCTGAAAGAATCCACGGGTATTTCTTCGTCAAAACCAAGATACTTTTTGAAAATGTAACTCAATTGCTTGATAATTCTTTTGCAGTCATACAAATCCGAACATCCAGCAACTTGAATACTCCCATTGGGGAATACCTTTATAGACTTTGTACTATATACATCATTGTAAGACAAAGTAACTTGATTATAGAAAGAAGTTGGTTTAAGTTTCCATTCAAAAAAACGGTCTCTGTTACCATTTTCCTTCACAACTTTAATGACTTTACCATCATCAAAAACACTTCTCAACTTTTGTACGTCAATCGTTCTAGAAAAACTAGAGATCATTGTGATAGTTGTAATCTTTATCCATGATGGTCTAAGACTTTCCTCAATACCGTTGCGAAATTCATTAATTGTGAGTAAATAAGAGAATGTATTGTTCGCTATAGACGAATATTTCATGGACGTAATGTGGGTCTTTTTTTAACTTATCTTTAACAACAAATGGGTCTAACTTAGGTAGTCAATTAGAGAAATCAATCACATTTAAAACATATGGTGACATCCATTTTTAGCTCTGCGAAGTACATAAACGACGTCGAAGATAACTATGATTTCGTGCAAATTGAATACGTGCGATATGTTCCGGAAAAGAGAGAATATGAGACGTTTGTGGATAATTTCTGTACCGTTCCATTGTGTGACTGGGTAGAACTTACGTCAAATAACCGAAATCTTCCATACGAAAACTTTTTAAACTCCATGGTGGCAAAAAGTACAGAAATTTACCAACGTTTGTGTTGCTTGATTGTAGAAAATATAAACATGGGCAGTCCATCAAATAAACAACTCATGCGTACAGTTCGTTCTCTTAAAATTATAGATCCAAGCTTTGAACCACCGTATTTCAATGTGAAATCAGAGTGGCAACGTGAATTAATGAAAAGAATGTGTAAAGATACATTGCCTGATGCGATTGAATCGTGTATCAGTTGCAGACGTCTTGAAAAACTTTTTAACGTGTTAAAGTTAATAGAATCAGAGCTAATATAAGTCCTAAAACTACAACATACATGTTAGTATACTTGTAAATGACAGCATTTTCATACATTTGAGATACATTAACCTTCTTGGGTAAAGCAGTTTCGCCTTTATCGATATTTCTTTTAGGATGAAGGATCTTGTCCTTGGGTACACCCTTACAACCACCCATGCACAAATCACCCGTTCTATCACCCGCTGTAATACCGTAATCACATATAGGACTCGTGTTTCCACCAAAAGAGTCCTTTTCTTGCCTTCCGTATTCATCGACAAAGTCTGCAAAATCAGAAGACTTTCTTAAAGAACCAGGTAAAGAGAAATCACGTGTGACATAAGGATTTATGTCATTTATCGTGTTTTTGTCATCAAGCATAAATGAACTCATTTACTTATAATTTAGATTATATTTCTTCTGAGAAACTTTATTTATATGCTCAGACCACATAGTATCTAGATCTACATCGAGCATGTGAGCTAATTGAAATAAATAACTGAATACGTCACCCATCTCCATCATGACGTCTGTACCTCTTTCCTTTTTTAGACCCGTCTTTTTAAAAGTTTTTTTGTATTGTCGAATAGCGGATGCGAGTTCGCCGACCTCTTCTGTAAGGAGAAGCCATACGGTATCCACCGCAGCTTTATCCCATCCCTTAGAGCGGCACACTTTCTCCGTTTCTGTCTTGTAATAATTCAAGGTCGTCATCTTACATTAGCATATCTCCAAAACTTTAATTAATACCAATCTTACCAATAGCCGAGTCCAATTTGTTACCAAAAGTACTGGTATTAACCGGGCGGTCAATCGGCATACTCAGGGTGTCTATATCGCGAACATAAGAAACATATTGGGACACACCCGTTTTAATTTGCGAAAGAGCAGTCTTCATGACCATTTCGTTCATGAACTTGACTTGCGCGTT